CTCGCCAAGACAATGCAGTCCCTGGCGCGGCTAGCTCTGAGGGCTACATCTGGACAGGTGACAGCATCTTCATGGGTATTCTCCACGGCTCAGACAGCATTCAGAGCCGTAATGGTGTTCGCATGATGCCTGTGGCCGCTGTCAACCTTGAGTTTGAGGCGATGAAGGCTGGGCAGTATGACAAGCTCGACCTCACAGCGCGCAACGTCTGGGCTGACATGAGCCACCTCTACAAGGTCGTTGACGGTGACCTTGGCTTCGTCCTCACGGACTGCCTCTAAGAGGGTGGCGTGGTCTGCTCATGTGGTCGCTCTCATGTAGCATTGGCTGAAGGTCCGAGCGCTGATCAAAAGGCGCTCGATGACCTCACAGCTCAGCTCCGTGACCTCAAGGGACCATATGGGCAGATCATCAAAGCGAAGATCAGGAGCCTTGAGGCTCTGATTAAGGCTGAGACTCAATTCAAGCGTGACTTGAAGCGGGCTCAGCGTGAGACGGTGGCTAATCTCAAGACCGCCGTTGAGCTCACCTCAGCTGACCAACTCCTAGCTCTACCAAGGGACCAGCTCCTTGACTTCATACTCAGGAGCGGGATGGGGTTGGCGGTTGAGGACTTTATTACAGCTCAAGACGCAATCACAGAGGTGGCGATTGACACCCTCCAAGTGATTATTTCAGGGGCGAGCGCCTCTGACGTCCCTGACCTTGAAGCCTTGCAAATTGCAACCGCTGACCAGGTCTTTCAAGATGTCATCCTTCCTGACACCCTCACAGCTGTGAGGAGCGCTCTCCAAGGAATGACTGTAGCAGTCCCCATGAGCCAAGCTATTGACGCGCTTAATCAGCGCCTTGAGCAGAGCACAGGGACACAGCTAACACAGGCTAGGACTCAGCTCAATAATTATGGGCGCACAGTCACAGCGAAAGCGGCTGAGGCGTATGACCTTGACCTCTATCTATACACAGGCCCACGCGATGGCATCACCCGCTCCTTCTGTCGACCCCTTATCAATAAGGTGGTAGATGAGAAGCAGATGAGGAAGCTAGACAACGGTCAAGGAATGCCTGTTAAGATTAGCGGTGGTGGATATAATTGTAGACACAGCTGGTCACCCATCACAGACACCTTCATGGAAGCGGCGGGGCTTCAGAAGGCCACGGCTCAGGATATAGCCAAAGCAAATGCAGGAGGCGCTAGATGATTAAGACGGTCACAGGGCAAACTAGAGTTTATGAGTGGGTGGCTCCTGGTCCTCTAAGCGGCTCAGCTGTGATGACTGTAGGGAGCTCCTCACCTGTCACGCTCACACAGACCCGCGCCAATGCCACAGTCTCAGCTATCGCCAATGACAGAAGGACGCTCACAGTAGACAGCCAAGCCACAGCGCTCCAAGCTGATCAGCTCAAGGCTTACCTAGTGACTGATGGTGATAGCATCTACAGCGTGACCGTGGTGAGGATGGTGGGCACTACAGCGATCCTCGCTGAGCCTCTACCGCGTGAGATAGACATGAGCGTGAGCGCTCAGCTTGTCTTTGGGATGCACTATGGGACCATCCCCTCAGCCATCACCAATACCTCAGGCTATTATCCCATCCAAGTGAGCTATACGCTCGACATGGGACAACAGACACAGACCAAGCTTGAGAAAGGGCTCCTCAAGGTCACGCCACGCCCATTTGATACAGGGCTGAGCCATGATGAGCTGGTTGGTCAATTCCCTCAGCTCGCTGACATGCTCCCACGCCGTCAAAGCTCATTTGAGACTCAGATTGAGGCGGCGCTTGCTGAGGTGGTCTTAGTGGTCAGAGATCACCTGAAAGATGAGCCTGAGGTCACAGAGGATGAGGTGTTCAACGCTGGCTCATTCCTCAATGCTCACGCTTACTGCACAGCGGCGCGGGTCTACGAGATGGTAAACCAACTAGACAACGCTAACCTCATGCGTCAGCGCTGTCAGGAGCTCATGGACATCAGCCTTAGGTCATTAGCCTTAGACCGTGATGGTGACAACGTGGTGGATGACAATGAACTTGACGTAGCTAAGAAGGGGGGGAGCGCTCGCGACCTCAGAGCATCATGGAGCTCCTACTCCAAGACAGCCTATGATGCCACCTTCACACCCACGCGTGGGATGAGGCACTAACATGACCGCCAAGGTCAGGCTCAATCTACCCACCTCGCTGTGGACTGCCAAGGACAGCGCCCGCTTGGCGCTCAATACCTTGGCGGCTATCAAGCTGAGGACTACCAGGGGGGTTGACGCCAATGGGCGCCCTTTCGCTCCTTACTCATCCAATCCCATCTATGTTCCTTACAAAGGGGCAAGGCTGAAGCCTAAGGGTGGGCGCGTGTCACGCTCAGGGCGCTCAGTCTATTATGAGGGTGGCTATAGAGAGTACAAGAGTGAGAGCCGTCAACACTTTGTGGGATCGAGCGCCTTAGTTGACCTCACCCTCAGCGGTGCGCTCCTCAATAACCTCATGGTGCTTCAAGCTACAGATAGCTTCTTCATCATTGGCCTCACTCAGGAGGTCAGAGGCTATGGCTACAGGGTCAATGCAGAGCGTGAGTTCCTTGGTCTATCTCCAAGAGACGTCAATGTGCTAGTCTCAGCGGTGCAAGCTGAGATCACAAAGAAGATCAAGAGGGGGAGCAAATGAGCCAGGGCATTTATTCAGCGCTCGACTATCTAGAAGGCCAGATTGAGGCCACCCTCCCCAAGACGGACTCACATCATGGCTTTGTGAGCATCAACAGCTCAGGACGCGTGGGTCCGCTTGAGGCCCATCAGCACACCACCCGCTTCTTCGAGCTCAGGCTTGAGACATTCGCTATTGATGATGGTGAGGCGGGTATTAGTGGACGTAGGCGCGCCACAGTCAACCTCAGGGTCAGATATGACATTGGTGAGCTCCACTTCATGGAGAGGATGATAGCTGAGGACGCCGCCGCGCTCATGGTCACCCTTAAAGGCCCACAGTATAATCTAGCCTCAACAGGTATCGTCTCCTTGATCCCTGGTGAGCCAACCACAGAGCCAATCCTTGACCCCACCTCTGAGGTCATGGCCTTGGTGTTAACCTTCCCCTTTGACCTGCTTTATTTGGAGGCGCTATGAGCGTGACCCACAGAAGTTTAAGCGTGGCTGTTGAGAGCTCCTTTGGCTCACTCAGCTCAACCACAGGCCTCCCTGACAACAGCGGCCTCTCCTTCACCTCAATCCCATGTGAGCGTGACCCCATTATCGTTTACGGTGACCCTGTGGTCAGCGAGCGAAATGACGCTCGTGATGGTACTTATGGCTATGCTCCTGAGCCTGACACAGTATGGGCAAGCGGTTCGCGTGTTCGCCGCCGCACAGGTCAAGTCACCCTCAGGCTTGACCTCACTACTGTGGGGAGCGCGGTGAACAACTACAGCGCCAACTATCTGGGCCACCTCCTTGGCGGTGGTCTGAATACAGCCGTAGGGTTGACCCATAGCGATGTGGTGAGCTCCATCTCTGATGTGAACACCTTCACGCCTACCACCACTTCAACCAACTACATCACAGGCTCACTCATTGGCGCTGACCTCAACGGCCGCGCTGAGTATAGCGCTGTGACGGACAATGACCTCACAGGTGACATCACCGTGAGCCCAGCTTTCAGCGCTGGCTTCACAGGGACACCCACCATGAGGCTCCTACAGACTTGGTTTGTCCCATCTAGGAATGAGCTAGGTACAACAGAGCACAGTCTGGCCTTCCGTGTGGATGGGGTCAACTTCCGCTCATATGCCTATGGCTGCCGCCTTGAGAGTATGACCCTGAGCCTAGATAATGGGCGCGTCATGGCTGACCTCACCTATCAAGCGGCGCTGATTCAAGATGATCACGCTTCAGCATCAGGGCCTGTTGAGCCAAGCTACAACAGCGGAGCGCCCTGCTTCTTCCGTGGCTCCTATGCTGTCATCTCTGACGCCTCACCAACAAGCCTGACAGATGTGGGCCTCACAGGTGACACCTTAGGGCGTATCGCCCTTGATGTTGATGACTTCACCCTCACAGTCACCAACACCCTCACACCAAAGGGCCACTCTAACAGCATCCTAGCTATGAGTGACATGGAGGTAAGTGACGTTGATGTGGAGCTCACGCTCACGCTCAGCAACGTCAACACCACCATCAATGATGACTTCTTCAATAGAACGCTTCGTCAGGTGTTAGTGGGCTTTGGTCCATTGGCCGCTGGTCAGGGTGGAGCCTTCCAAATCCCTGCCGCCTTCCTTACTGTGGACCCATCCAAGTATGATCCGAGCGGGAATGATATTGTCAGGCAACAACTCACTTACAAGGCGTCACGCTTTGGTGGTGACGTGGCTGACACCCGCCAAAATTACAACACACCGTTTAGGCTCGCCCTAGGTAAAGGCTCTTAATTATGGCGCTCTCATTCCTCCCAGACTCTGATCTCACCCTTGACGTGGTGGTAACCTGTGACCCTGCTGTGGTGGCTACGCCTGAGCAGGTGAGCGCCTACATGTTGAGCGGTGAGCCTTCAGACTTGGGATCGAGTGAGGGGGCTACTGTGTTCACCCTCAAGGCGCTCTCACCTAGTGACAGAGAGACAGCTGAGGTCAAGGCGGGCGCTTACACCCGCTCAGAGCTGGGGCGTCTCCTGTGGCTTGAGGCTCCTGATGACCTCAGGGCTAAAGCGAGGTGGCATCATGAGCTCGCTGAGGATGAGCGTGAGGCGCTCGCTTCCTATCAAGGCTACCTTAACAGGGTCTTTGTGGAGATGGTCAGGGTGGCGCTCATTAGCATTGATGGTGAGCCCGCTGAGGGGAAGCTTGACCTGATCACACCTGACGCTCATAGGCTTCAAGTCATCTCTGAGCTAGTGCAGCACATTCAACGGATGAGCCTCTTAGGTCAGCGGGGAAAATAGCGCTCGCGTCCTCTGTGTGGCTTGCCAATAGCAGGGGGCGCGGGTGGAGCTGTGACCAATGCAGGGAGCGCCCTGCATTAAGGCGTCAGCGTGGAAACTGTGGCGGTCCTTTTAAGGAAGGGCTCCCACTTGCTCAGCGTGATGAGCGGGGCTTATTTGTCCCTGGTTATCGTGTCGCGCCAAACTGTGGCGGGGGCTTTGCTGACCTTGAGGTCAGGTCATGTCCCATCGCTGATCAGAATAGAATGGCCTCAATCATTGAAGTCTATCACAGACACAGGCAAGGGCTCAGCTCTATAGCGTCTAGCTATCCGCGCCCCACCTGTGCAATAATCGAGGCGCTTGACGTGCTACACTACAACTCAGAGGAGCTAGCACTCAGACAGCGTGAACAAGCTCTACAGGAGGCCCAGCATGGCTGATAATACAATCCAAATCGAGGTTGAGCTTAAAGGTGAAAGAGACGTCACCAAACAGCTAGACAGCTTGAAGAGTGGAGCCAAGGACGTTGGCGAGGGCTTCAAGGGTGTAACCAAAATTATGGACAAGAGCAGCGCTCAGATTGGTGAGGGCTTGTCAACTATGTCAGACGCTGTGGGGTCGAGCGTTGAGGCGGTCAAGTCACTCAAGGGCGCTGTGGGCGCTTTGGGTCAAGGTGGTGTCACTAGCTTCATGAGCTTAGCTGGGCCTATTGGCTTGGTCACCACAGCGGTGGCGGGTCTATATGAGGGTTTTAGACAGCTAAGTGGAGCGGCTAAAGAGGCTGAGGACCGTCAGGAGGCTATGGCCGCCGCCTCAGCTGACCTCACCTCAAAGCTTGAGGCGCTCGCTGAGGGTGGAGTGATTCCAACCACCAGCGCGCTCCTACAGTTTACCAAGGTCACCCTTCAGTCTCAGGTGGCTAAGGAGCTCCTACAGAAGCAAGTAGAAAAGAGCCGTCCTCAGATGGAGGCTTACACAGAATCACTTGACGCTGTGGGCAAGGCTCAAGATGAGCTTAACAAGCTAGAGGCTCAATCTGGTAAGACCTCCAAGGAAACATTGGCGGCGCGTAGGCGATTGAACACAGCTGAGGCGGAGCGTATCAAGGCTCAAGGGGCGCTCAATCAACGCCTCAAGGCTCTACAGGGTCCACTACAACAAAACCTTGATCTTATCGCCAAGGCGGCTGAGCAAGAGAAGAAGCTTGAGGAGAACACCACAGATAATCTCAAGGCCAAGGTTAAAGAAAACGCTGAAAGATTAAAGACTTTACAAATAGCTCAAGAGGAGCTCACCACGCGTGATGACTTGGTGTTGGCTTATGCCAAGGAATCCATCAGCCTTGATGCTTCTGAGGTGGCGATGAAGGCTGAGGAAATGAGCAGGGCTGACCTCATCAAGACCATTGATGAGCAGACTGACGCCATCTATAAGCTCAATCAAGCTGACGTCATAAGGAGAGCATCCTCAGCTAAAGCCAGCCGTCAATTTGCTGAGGCAGATAAGAAGGCGAGCGAGGCTGAGCGTAAGCGCCTACAGGAGATGAGCAAGGCTAGAGCCCGCGCCGCTCAGGCAGAGCAGACACGCCAGACCCTCCTACAAAGCCAACTCAATCAGCTCAATATCAAGCTCACCAAGGAGGGGGATGATGAGCTCTTAGCCTTGGCGCGTGAGCGTTATGAGGTGGGGCTTCAGCTTGCCAAGGATGACGCCATGAAGAGGGCGATTATCCAAAAGCAATATCAGCTTGAGGTTGACACCATCATGGACCAGGCAGAGGCTAAAGAGTTCGCCCGCATGGAGAGGCTAGACGCTGAGCGTGACCGTGAGCGTCAGCGTCAGCGTGATCAACTACAGAAAGACGCAGATGACCTAGTGGCTCAACAGAAGCTCATGGTGAGTAGCTT